TCGCGCCCGAACCCCGGCAGCGCACCCGGTGATGCCAGCGGCATCACGCCCAGCGCGGGGGGTCCGGCATGCCGAACCAACCCCGCGCCAACGTCGACGCCAACGGCAACTGCGAACGCTGCGGACACCACCACGAACGCTGCGTCGGACACAACCGCGCCGGCAAGCCCTGCGGCAAGCACCCCATCCGCGGCGGTGACGTCTGTCGCACCCACGGCGGCGCCGCCGGCCACGTCCGCGCCGCCGCCACCCGACGCCTCGCCGCCGCCGAAGCCGACCGCGAACTCCGCAAGGCGATCGACCAGGTCGACGTCATCGACATCACCGACCCCGTCGTCGCGTTCCAAGCAATCACCGCCGAAGCGCTCGCCCTGAAGGACTACTTCGCCGAACGCGTCGCCGACCTCAACGACCAGCTGCGCTTCACCGACGACAAGGGCGCCGAGCACCTCGACGCACGCGTCGCCCTCTACGAACGCGCACTCGACCGTGTTGCGAAGTTCCTCGAGGCGTGGATCCGCCTCGACATGGACGAACGCCTCGTGCGCATCCAGGAACGCCAAGCCGTGTTCGTCGCGGACGCGATCACCGCCGCGCTCGCCGAGCTCGGCGTCGACGTCGAGGACGTGCGCGTGCGCACGACCGTCGCGTCCCATCTTCGATCGATCGATGGCGGCAAGGCCGCCTGACCCCGAAAGGACCACCCGATGAGCGAGCGCGCCTACACCGTGCACGTCGACGGCAACCGTCAGTACGACACCCCCGCCCTCCCCGCCGAGCTCCAACCTGCCGAGTACGCGACGGTCGGTGCGTGGGCCGACGCGATCGCGACGGCGAACTCCGTCGGCGGCAGCGACGGCGAGACCTGCGCGTTCTCGTTCAAGGCGAACGGCGACGTGCTCGAGCGTGGCGTCGCGGTGTCGCGGATCAAGGACGGTGCGTTCCTGGAGCTCATCGATGTGAGCGACCCGGACGTCGACGTCGAGGTGGAGCTCGTCGAGACCGAGGGCCAGGTCGTCGTCCCGCCGGCCGACGAGGACGACGATCTCCCCGACGGTCTGCACCTCGACGGCGACGACGTCGTCGATGAGGACGACAACGTCTTCACCGAAGACGACGGCGTCTGGACCTCCGACGCGACCGACGACGTGTACTACTCCGTGCCCGACGCCACCATCGACGGAGTCCTCGCTTGGGTCGCCGGCGACGCAGACAAGGCGAGCGCGGCGCTCGAGGTGGAGCTCGCCAAGGGCGACGACGCACGCAGCACGCTCATCGAGCGGCTCACCGGCATCGCCCAGCCCGCCTGATCGGTGACGTCCCTGTACGGGGCAGTCGCCGATCGCATCGAACGACGCGCCGACCCGTACGCCACCGATCCCGTCGGATGGGCACGCGACAAGCGCCAAGCGTTCCTCTGGTCGAAGCAACGTGCAGTCGCCGAATCCGTCCGCGACCACCGGTACACCGCGGTGCACTCGGCGCACGAGATGGGCAAGAGCTTCGACGCCGGCGGCATCATCGTCCCCTGGTGGATGGACACCCACCCGCCCGGCGAAGCGTTCGTCGTGTCCACCGCGCCGACCTTCTCGCAGGTACGAGCGATCCTGTGGAAAGAGATCGGTCGAGCCCACCGCGACGCGAAGTTGCGCGGCAAGGTCAACCAGACCGAATGGTGGATGGACGACGAAATCGTCGGATTCGGCCGCAAGCCCGCCGACTACGACCCCGCCGCGTTCCAAGGCATCCACGCCCGCTACCTCCTCGTCGTCATCGACGAGGCGTGCGGCGTCCCGAAGGCGATCTTCGACGCCGTCGACAGCCTCGTGACCAACGACGACTGCCGAGTCCTCGCCATCGGGAACCCCGACGACCCCGCCTCGCACTTCCGGGACATCTGCAAGCCCAGCTCCGGGTGGAACGTCATCCACATCGACGGGCTCCAATCGCCGAACTTCACCGACGAGCAGGTCCCCGACGACGTCGCCCGCCGGCTGCTGTCGCAGACGTGGGTCGAGGAACGCCGGCAACGCTGGGGCGAAGGCTCCCCCCTCTGGACCGCCAAGGTCCGCGGACTGTTCCCCGACGACTCAGCCGATGGTGTCGTGCGGCTCTCGTCGCTCGTGAAGTGCCAGCAGCCACGCGACACGCCACCACGACCCACGCAGCTGCTCCCCGTCGAGCTCGGCCTCGACGTCGGCGCCGGCGGCGACTTCACCGCCATCCGCGAACGCCGCGGCCGCATCATCGGACGCACCTGGCACGACCACTCGAACGACGCACGCGACGTCTTCAAGCTCGCACTCCACGCGATCCGCGAGACGGGCGCGACGTCGATCAAGGTCGACGTCGGCGGCATCGGTTGGGGTGTCGTCGGCTACCTCAACCTCGCCCGCGACGAAGGCAAACACCACGCGGCAGTGCACGCGGTCAACTTCGGTTCCGCGGCGCTCGACCCCGAACGGTTCCCGCTCCTGCGCGACCAGCTGTGGTGGGACATCGGCCGTGAGCTCTCCGACGACCGGGCGATCGACCTGAGTGACGCCGAAGACGCCGACGACCTCGTCGCACAGCTGATCGCTCCGCACTACGCGCTCGACGCGCACGGTCGGATCAAGGTCGAGAAGAAGGACGAGACCCGCAAGCGCATCGGCCGCTCACCCGACGACGCCGACGCCTACCTCCTCGCCCTGTACCAGCCACTCCCCGACGTCGACGAGGTCGTCGAGTTCGACGACGGCGGTGCTCGCATCTCGGCCTACTGACCCGAGGGGGTGACGATGCGGCTCTTCGCACGCAAGGAGCCCGCCGTCGACCCGAAGGTCGCAGCGCTCACCGAATCACTCGGCCAGCACGTCGACACCATCGAGTTCCTCAACGAACGCTTCGCCGAGCTCGAGCTCGCCCTCGACGACGAAGGCTGGCAGCGCCTCGGCCTCGAAGGCCAACGCGAGTTCACCCGAGCGGGGCTCACCCGCATCGCCGCGATGTCACGGCTCATGTACCTGAAGAACCCGCTGATCCAGCGGGCCGTGAACGTCAAGACGTACTACGTGTGGGCGCAAGGCGTGAACGTCGTTGGGCGCGACGCGACGGTGAACGAGATCCTGCAGCGGTTCCTCGACGACCACGGCAACCGCGACGAGCTCACCGGCCACCAGGCCCGCATGCTGAAGGACGTCGACCTCCAAGTCGAGGGCAACCAGTTCCTCGTCCTGTTCCCGAACAAGGTCACCGGCCACGTCCGGGTGCGTTCCATCGTCCCCGACGAGATCGTCGACATCTGGACCAACCCCCAGGACGCGCGCGAGCGGTGGTTCTACGTGCGGCACTGGACCGAGCGCACGGTGAACTCGGTTGGGCGCTACGAGACGAAGCAGCTCAAGGCGCTCTACCCCGACTGGCGGTACCGGCCTGCGAACCGACCGGCGTCGTACGGCGGGCTGGCGATCCTCTGGGAGTCGCCCGTCTACCACGTACGCGTCGGCGGTCTCGGTGGCATGCGGTTCGGGGTGCCGGAGACGTACAGCTCGCTCGATTGGGCTCGGGCGTACAAGGACTTCCTGGAGGACTGGGCAACGCTCGTCCGCTCCCTGTCGCGTTTCGCGTGGCGGCTCACGACGAAGGGTGCCAACAAGCGCCAGAAGGCGTCAGCTGCGAAGCGTCGCCTCAACACGAACCTCGACTTGGACAGTGCGGAGACGAACCCGCCGCCGACCGCGGGTGCGACCGCGACGATGACCGACGACTTCGACCTCGCGCCGATCCCGAAGACCGGCGCGACGACGAGCGCCGAGGACGGCAAGCAGATCCGGCTCATGGTCGCGAGCGCCATGGACGTCCCCGACACGATCCTCTCCGGCGACGTCGACCAAGGCAACCTCGCCACCGCGAAGACCCTCGACCGGCCCACCGAGCTCGGCTTCCTCTCTCGCCAGACGTTCTGGGGTGACGTGCTGCGCGACATCAGCGGCTACGTCATCCGCTCCCACGTCCTCGCCACCCGCGGCCTCCTCCAGGGCACCGTCACGGTTGATGCCGACGGCATCGAAACCATCACCGTGCGCGACGGCGGCGACGAGGTGGACCTGACGGTCGACATCACGTTCCCGCCCATCCTCGAGCACGACTTGGTCGAGACGATTACGGCGATCACCACCGCGGCGACCCTCGACGGCAAGACGAACGCGCACACGCTCAACGACGAGACGCTCGTTCGGCTGCTGCTCTCTGCGCTGGGTGTCGACAACGTCGACGAGCTCGTGACCGAGATCGTCGCCGAGATGGAAGCCGACGCCGACGAGCAGGCCGCGCGCGCCGAGCAGATGCAACGCCAACTCGCGCCAGGCACGGACGACGACACGGGCGAGCAGCGCGAGGCGTTCACCGAAGCCATGCGGGACCTCCGCGCCGTGCTCGCCGAGCTCACGGAATCCCGTGAACCACGCGGCTGAAGTTCTCGCCGCGATCGACCAGCTCCTCGAAGCCGACCGAGCCGACCGCAAGAACCGCGCGCTCATCCCCCTCGAACGACGCGTCCGTCGCGCGCTGAGCCTCACCTGGGCAGCCCAACGACGCGCCGCGCTCCGCACCCTCGCCGCGTACCGACGGGACTTCACCGAAGCGATCGCCTCCGACTCCCTCGACCAGGCCATCGACACCGACGGCCGCGTCGTCGCCGTGCTCGAAGCCACCCTCGAAGAGGCCCTGACCATCGGGGTTCGGCACACCTACGCCGACGTCGGCATCGAAGGCGTCTTCGGTGGCGACTTCCCCGAAGCGATCGCCTACCTCGAGGGACGCGCCGCCAACCAGGTCGCACTCTTCGACGAAGTCACCCGCCGCTACCTCCGCACCGTCCTCGTCACCGCGGGCCGTGAGAACTGGAGCTACCAGCAGACGGCGAAGGCGATCACGAACCGGTTCATCGGCTTCGCGGCGCCGGTGCCGCAGGCACACATCCGCAACCGGGCGGAGCTCATCGCGGTCACCGAGCTCGGCGAGGCGTACGAAGCCGGCGGTCGCATGATCGAAGGTGAGCTCGTCGCCGCTGGGCACGTGCTCGAGAAGGCGTGGCTCGTCGCCGGCGACGAGCGTCTCTGCGCGATCTGCTCCGGCAACGCCGGCGCCGGCTGGATCGCTGCCGGTACGAGCTTCCCGTCGGGTCACGAAGGGCCGCTCGGGCACCCGGCCTGTCGGTGCGCCACGATGCGACGCACCGCGAAGAAGCCGCAAGCTTCGAGCGGCGCGACGCAGCCACCGACGCCAGTCGGCCGGCACACGCCGACACCAGCTCGCCCCGCTGGCACGGGCGGCACAGGGGCGAGCGGCGGCGGCCGCGGGCGAGGGTCAGGTGGCGGTTCGGGTGGCACGTCGGGCTGGGATCCCGTGCCGGAGCGGTGGCGCCGCGATGTCGCTGCTCACCAGCAGCCGTACGTGGAAGCGGCCGCTCGTACGCGCGGGATGACGGTCGCTGAGTACGACGAGGCGCTCGAGGCGAAGATGCGCGACCTGCTCGCCGACGCGAAGCCGTACATGCGGGTGAGTGAACGGTCCCTCGAGAAGATCGTCAACGACGGCCGCTTCAAGAGCCAGTTCGAGACCGGTACGAGCTCCGGCGCCCTCACTCCCAGCCGCCGCGCTGCACTCGAACACGACCTCTTCGACCTGCCCCACGGACTCGCCCCCCAAGACCGGCCGCTCTACGGCTACCTGGGCGACGAACCCCTCGGCAACACCGACCTCAACCACTACTCGGACGCGAGAGGTCAGATCGCAGTGCGTTTCAAGGACGACGTCCTCGACCGCACCACTTTCACGTTCTGGGACAGCCTCGACATCATCGACCCACCGCCAGCCGCGACCGGCGGGCCCCGCATGGCTCCCAGCACGCCGGCGAACCCGCGACGCGGCGCTGTCCCACACGACGCACCCGCCTTCGTCAACGGCGGTGCGCCCGTGTTCCAGCTCCAGGACGTGTTCGACGTCGATGACCTCGACGAGATCTGGCCCTACGTCGAAGCCCAGTACCATGGAGGCCTCACCGTCGACGACATCGCCGAAGTCGTCCTCGAAGTCGACAACCCGACGCTCGAGGCCTTCCTCGATGCTCACGGAATCAGCTGGCGGTACGCATGAAGATCGTCGCCCAGGACGCCGAGACCCTCGACCCGCCCGACGATCGCGTCCGCTTCTTCGTCGTTGAAGACGACGACTACGACCTCGAACGCGATGACACCATCTCGAAGGCGTTCATCATCTCGAGACGGACACCCGAGCGCCAGACGGTGTTCAACGGCACGATGGCGCTCGGCCACGGCGGCTGGTACCCGTTCACCGGCGCGCCTGAGCTCCTCGACGAGCTCCTCTCGCTCAACGCTCACGCGTAGCTGACCGCCGCGACGCGGCAGGTCCCCGTTCACCACCGCACGACCCCTCAGGTCGTCGCGCGCGCTCGGAGGTGCCATGCCGCCCATCAGCGAAGCGATCACGACCGAGACGCTCCGCGACCGTCTCCGCACCGCGCTCCAGGAACGCTTCGTGCCCGACGGCTCCGACTCGTACGTGTGGGTCGACGACATCGCCCTCGACGAACCGTGGCTGATCTACTGCCTCGACGCGCACTACTTCCGCATCGGCTACACGATCACCGACGAAGCAACCGGCGCAGTCGCACTCGTCGGAGAACCAGTCGAGAAGATCCGCCGGGTCGAGTGGGTCGACGTCGACGAAGCCGCGCACGAGCTGCTCGGCGACGTCGTCGACCTGGTCGAAGCGACCGTGCGGCGCGACGGCACCATCCCCGTCAAGCTCATCGCGCCGGGCTGGTCGAAGAACAACCGGTACTACTCGGCCAGCGTGCTCGAGTCCGACGGACCCGCCGCGTTCCCCGCCGGCACCCACATGTTCTGGGACCACCCCAGCGCGAGCGAAGCCATCGACCGCCCCGAACGTTCCCTGCGCGACCTCTCCGCCGTCACGGTCGGTGATGCCCGCTGGGAAGAGGACGGGCCCACCGGCGCCGGCTTGTACGCCGACGCGAAGGTCATGGCCGAGTACCAGCCCACGCTCGAGGAGCTCGCCCCGTACATCGGCGTGAGCATCCGCGCTGGCGGGACCACGAGCTACGGCGAAGCGGACGGCCGCTCGGGTGAGCTCGTGGAGCGCATCACCGTCGGGAAGTCCGCCGACTTCGTCACGACGCCTGCCGCCGGCGGCGAGATCGTCTCACTGTTCGAGTCAGTCCGGGCCACCGGCCCTCGACCGAAGAAGGAGCCCACCGTGGCCGACAAGACCCTCATCGAAGTTCAGCGCGACCTCACCGAGGCCGAGCGCAAGCTCGAGGAAGCGACCGCGCTTGGCACGCTCGCGGCCGCCGAACGCGACCGGCTCCGCATCGCCAACGCCAAGCTCCAGGAGGGCAACCTCCTCACCGAGGCGACCCGCGTCGTCACCGAGGCGCTCGGCCGGGAGCGCGACATCCCCGACGTCACGAAGCAGCGCCTCGCGCGCGAGATCGCCGACAACCCGCCGTTCACCGAAGCGGGTGAGCTCGACAAGCCGGCGCTCGCGACCCGGTTCACCGAGGCCGTGAAGGTCGCGCGTGAGGAGCTCGCCGCGATCACTGGTTCCGGCTCGGTCCGTGGCCTGGGTGGCGGCGACCCGTTCGACGAGGCGGCCGGTGGCGAGGGCGCCGACGGCGCGCACGACGTGCTCGTCGAGTCGTTCAAGCGCATGGGCCTCAACGAGGCGCAGGCCAAGGAAGCGGCCGCCGGCCGGTAACCCCGGCCCGACCTGCACCATCCGTCGGGCCTGAGCGGCCCAGCACACACGAAGGAGGCCCTCGTGGCCAAGAACCGAATCCACGCGGACGGCATCAAGCTCAGCGTCGTCTGCACCGACCCGACCACTCCCGCGTCCGGTGATCCGGTGCGCGTCGGCGACATGGTTGGCATCGCGCTCACCGCCGAGCGGGCCGACGGCACCACGTCCGTCGAGTTTCCCCAGGGCCCCGTGTTCAGCCTGTCGGTCAAGGGTGTCGACGGCAGCGGCAACTCCGCCGTCGCGGTCGGCGACTCCCTGTACTACGTCGACGGCGACACGCCGAAGGTCTCGAAGAAGGCGACCGGCAAGAAGGTCGGGTACGCGCTCGAGGCGATTGGCTCGGGTGCCACCGCGACCATCAAGGTCAAGCTCGCCAACTGAGCTCGACGCGCGAACGCGCGTCGCCCCTTCAGCGTGACGCGCACGCGTCGCGTTCGTTCAGCACGACCCCGCAGAAGAGCTCGGCCGTCGCGCCGCGCGCTCACGAAGGAGTACACCGCATGGCCGAGTTCCTCGACACCATCGAGTCGATCCGCGCCGAGGAAGCCTCGGTGCGTCGACTCTTCGACCGGAGCGACGGGACCGGTGTCCGCACCGGTGGCCGCCACCGCAACCCCCGCTACATGTCCGAGCTCGCCGAAGCCGCGACGTTCCTCGCCGACGTCCTCGACGGCCGCCGGCCGATCTCGCACCTGCAGGAGGCGATGACGACCAGCGACTTCCCGAACCTGTTCGGCGACGTCATCGACCGCCAGGTCCTCGCCGGCTACCGCGAGACCCCGCAGACCTACCGGTCGTACGCGAAGGTCTCGCAGGTCCGCGACTTCCGCACCGTCAGCCGCTTCAAGGTCGACGGTGGCGAAGGCGTCCTCGCCGAGGTGGCCGAGCAGACCGCGTACCCCGAGGCAGCGCTCACCGACGGGAAGTACCAGTACTCGGTGAAGAAGTACGGGCGGCGCATGCCGTTCTCGTGGGAGTCGATGATCAACGACGACCTCGGGATGCTGCGTGACGTCCCCGAACGCTTCGGCCGCGCCGCGCGTCGCACCGAGGAGCGCTTCGCCACCGGCCTGTTCGTCGGCGTGTCCGGACCCAACGGCACGTTCTTCGCCAACGGCAACAAGAACGTCGTGAACACGACCAACGGCGCGGCGAGCGACAACCCGGCGCTGTCGGTGACCGGCATCCAGGACGCCATGAAGGTCCTCTCCCGGCAGGTCGACGCCGACGGTGAGCCCATCACCATCACGTCGATGGAGCTCGTGGTGCCCCCGGCGCTGACCGTGCCCGCGATGACCATCCTCAACGCGACCACGATCCGCGACTCGAGCGCCGCCGGCGGCGGTGCGTCGGGCCGTGAGCTCGAGGTGGCGAACTGGATGAAGGGCATCGTGAACCTGTCGGTGAACCCGTACATCCCGGTGCTCGCCACGTCGGGGAACGGCAACACGTCGTGGTTCCTCTTCGCCAACCCGAACGAGGGACGCCCCGCGATGGAGATCGGCTTCCTGCGTGGCCACGAGGAGCCCGAGGTGTTCATGAAGTCGCCGAACGCCGTGCGCGTCGGTGGCGGCGACGCTGGAGCACTCGACGGCGACTTCGACGTCGACAGCGTGGAGTACAAGGTGCGTCACGTGCTCGGCGGGTCGCTCATGGACCCGAAGGCGGCGGTGGCGTCGAACGGCTCCGGTTCGTAGGAGCTGCACGGTCCGGCACGGGTGGCCGGTGCGAGACGGCCCGGAGCGTCCCTCCTGGGGCTCCGGGCCGTCTGCGTCCTCGCTAGGCAGCGTCGTGGAGTCGGAGGTGAGCGATGCCGTACAACCCGACGACCGACGTCGGCAAGGTCCGGCTCCTCATCTCCGACACCGCGGAACCACCAGCGCAGATCTTCAACGACGCCGAGATCTCCACCTTCCTCGCCCTCGAGGACGGCAACCTGCGCCGCGGCGCCGCACTCGCGCTCGAGACCATCGCGTCGAACGAGGTGCAGGTCCTCAAGGTCATCCGCACCCAGGACCTGCAGACCGACGGCGCCAAGGTCTCCGTCGAGCTGCGGGCCCGGGCGAAGGATCTCCGCAGTCAGGCCGACGTCATCGATGACGCGTTCGACCCGGACGACGCCGGGTTCGACATCGCCGAGATGATCCTCAACCCGGCGAGCGCACGTCAGCACCTCGCCAATGAGGCGCTGCGCGAGGGCATCTGATGCCCCGCCCCGGAAGCGGCGTCATACATCCCGACCTGCTCGCGTCAATCGAGACTGTGGTGGGCACGGCGCGTCCGGACGTCGCGCAGGTGCAGCGCAAGACGATCGTCAACGGCCCGTCCGGTACCTCGGCGACACCCGTCGATCACGGCCCCCCAGTTGGGGTGCGGATCGTGCCGGCAACCGCGCTCACCACCGCGCTCGAGCGTGTCGTTGCTGATCGGCTTGCCGCGTCGAAGCAGGTCGTCATCGCGTTTCCCTCCGGACACGACGTGCAGGCCAACGACTTGGTGATCGTGAACGGCACGCGCACGTTCGACGTGCTCGAAGTGATCGGACCGGTCTCGTACGAGGTGGAGCGGTACGTGATGGCGACGGAGCGCAACCAGTGATCCGGGTGCGGGTCACGAAGAACGAGTTCTCGCGTGTCGCACAGCAGGTTCCCGTGCGCGCGAACGCGGCGGTCGTCGAGACCAGCCTCGAAGTGAGCGCCGAGGCGAAGGTCAACTCGCGGGTGAAGACGGGCACGATGCGCCGCGGCTGGTACACGCGCCACCAAGGACTGTTCCGGTCGCGTGTCGCGAACCCGGTGCCGTACGCGCCGCATCACGAGTTCGGCACCCACAAGATGGCTGCGCAGCCGATGGTGACGCCGGCGATCGAGCACGCCCGCCCACGGTTTCTCGCACGACTGCGCAGCATCTTCGATGGCTGACGAGACCACCCGCGTCGACGCCTGGCTCTACGAGCTCCTCCACGACGACACCGACCTCCTCGCCGCGCTCGCGACGCAGACACGCCCCGGGCTCGAGTCCGTCGTCGCGGACGTCGCACCTACCGGCACCGTGTTCCCGGTCGTGGTGTACCAGCACCAGGGCAGTGTCGACGTCCGCACGGCGACCGGCAGCGGCCGCATCATGGTCACCGGCCTCTGGATCGTGAAGGTCGTCGGTGAGACCGCCAACTACGGCGAGCTCGTCGCCGCGGCCGACCGCCTCGACGCGCTGCTCGAGGAGTCGAACGGCGGTCCCGCCGGCAGCGATGGCGCGGTGTTCACGAGCGTGCGGGAGTCGCCGTTCCGGTTCGCCGAGGACGACGGCGGCGTGTCGTACCGCTATCTCGGCGGCACCTATCGGATCTGGGCCCAAGTCCCTGCGTGATGCCGTCGGCATCGCGCCTTGCGAAGGAGTCTGCTCGTGACCGAGCGCACCACTGTCACCCAGGTCGTCCAGATCGGCGTCGAGTCCACGAAGGGCACCGCCGTCGCCGCGAACAAGAAGCTGCCGTCGCTGTCGATCGGTCCGTCGGTGAAGACGAACATCGACAAGTTCGCGCCGCTGGGGAACAAGTTCCCCACGATCCACGCGCAGGGCAAGGAGTGGGCCGAGGCGCCCGTCACCGGATCCCCGACGTACTCCGAGCTCGGCTACGTCCTCGCGTCGCTGCTCGCGTACGCGGCGCCGGTGCAGCAGTCGTCGACGACCGCGTACAAGCAGACCGCCGAGATCGCGTCCACCAGCGAGGACACCGTGAAGACCTACACGGTCGAGCGTGGGTCCGCGGTGCAGGCCGAGAAGATGGCCTACGGGCAGTTCACCGAGCTCACCCTCACCGGTGATCGCGACAAGGTCGAGCTCTCCGGCAAGATGCTCGGCCGGGCCCTGTCGACGGGGATCTCGCTTACGAGCTCACCGACGTCGATTGAGCAGATCCCGATCTTGCCGAAGGAAGTGTCGGTCTACCTCGACACCGCGAGCGGCAGCCTCGGCAGCACGAAGCTCACCCGAGTCCTCAAGTGGTCGCTGCAGATCGCGAGCCGCTTCGGCCCGCTCTGGGTGGTCGACGCCGCACAGACGTCATTCGTCGAAGCGGTCGAGCTGCCCGTCGACGCGAAGCTCAAGCTCCTCGTCGAGGCCGACGCCGCGGGCATGGCGTTGCTGACGCCGATGCGTGACGGCACCACACGGTTCGCGCGGATCGGTGCGGCGTCGTCGCAGCTCGCAGGCACCGCGATCCCCTACTCGTCGCAGCTCGACCTCGCACTGCAGGTGGGCGCGGAGCCGACCCAGTTGGACGACACCGACGGCGTGTACACGACGGAGTTCACGTTCGACGTCGTGCACGACGCCGGCTGGGGGAAGGCCCTGCACTGGGAGCTGATCAACAAGCAGACCGCGCTCTAACCGGCGCACACGCACCGCCACCCGAACCCCGGAAGGGAACATCCATGACCGTGAAGTTGAGTGATCTGCTCGGTACGCGCACGATCGAGGTCTCGGTCCTCGGCGTGTCGATCGACGTCACGTACCGCCTCAGTGAACGCACCGTCGCGAAGATCGAGACCGAGTCGATGGACACGCCCATCGCCGATGAGCTCGTTCGCTTCGTCGAGTCGTGGACGTTGCTCGGCGACGATGGGCTGCCCGTGCCGATCACCGCCGAAGACGTGCGTCGTCTTCCGCTCCCCGTGGCCCGTCGGATCTACAACAGGATTCTCTCGGACGACGGCCTGGGGGAAGTCTCGAGCAGCTCCGGCGCTTCCTAGCGTTCGACGGCCTCTCGGGAGAGATGCCGTCCTGGTACTCGTGGCTGCGGGCCGCTGACCGCCTGCAGATCCCGATGCCGGAGCTGCTCGAACACCCCGACGGTCGCCTCCTGCGCGACCTTGCGCTCGGAGCGGAAGTGGCCGAGACGCGCGCTGCCGAGGTGAGGCGCAAGCGCACCTTCTAGTCGTCCGATCGGGGGTGCGCGATGTCGGCAACCGTTGCTGAGCTCGCCGCCTCGATCGAAGTCGAAGGCGCTGTCACCGCGTCTGCGCAGTTGGACGCGTTCGGTCGCAAGGTCGACACCACGGCGGCGCAGACCGAGAGCGCAGCGAAGCGGTCGATGGCGCACGACGACGCGCTCCGCAAGCTCGGCACCACCTCGCTCGTAGCCGGTGGGGCGATCGTCGCCGGCGTCGGGCTCGCCACCGCGGCGACGATGCGGTTCGACTCGGCGATCTCCGAGGTCAACGCGGTCGCGAACGTCAACGAACGCCAGATGGGCCTCATGCGCGACGCCGCGATCGAGGCCGGTCAAGCGACCGTGTTCTCGGCGTCGGAGGCCGCGCAGGCTGAAGCGGAGCTCGCCAAGGCGGGCCTGTCGACTGCCGACATCTTGAAGGGCGGGCTGCGCGGCGCGCTCGACCTGGCGTCGGCGGGGCAGCTCGAGCTCACGGACGCGGCGATCATCACCGCGCAGGCGCTCAACATCTTCGGCCTGGACGGCACCCAGGCGAGCCACGTCGCGGACGTGCTCGCGGCGGGCGCGAACAAGAGCGCGGCCGACGTCGGTCAGCTTGGCGACGCGCTCCGCCAGGGCGGTCTGCTCGCGAAGCAGACCGGACTCTCGCTCGAGGACACAGTCGGCACGCTGGCCCTGTTCGCCGACAACGCGCTCATCGGGTCCGACGCGGGCACGTCGTTGAAGACGATGTTGCAGCGGCTCACGCCGACCTCGAACGAGGCCCGCGACGAAATGGAACGGCTGGGCATCTCGGCGTACGACGCGAACGGCCAGTTCGTCGGGCTGACCGCGTTCGCGAAGAACCTGCAGGACTCACTGCGCGCGTTGACGCCCGAGCAGCGGAACATGGCGATGGCCACCATCTTCGGCTCCGACGCCGTGCGCGCCGCGAACCTCGTCTATGAGGCCGGACCGAAGAAGATCCGCGAGTACGTGCGCGCCGTGAACGACCAGGGCGCCGCGTCCGACATGGCCGGGAAGAAGCTCGACAACCTCGGCGGCGACATCGAAGCCCTGTCGGGGTCGATCGAGACCCAGCTGATCAAGAGCGGCAGCGGCGCGACCACGGTGCTGCGTTTCATGGCGCAGGGCGCGACCGACGCGGTGAACGCCTTCAGCGAGATGCCGGCAGGGACGCAAGCCGCGGCGTTCGGGCTGACGAGCGTCGCGGGCGCTGGGCTGCTCGCGTTCGGCGCGTACGCCAAGATCGCACCAGCCTTCCGAGAGACCCAGGACGCCCTCATGAAGGGTGGCCGGGCGTCGCAGTTCCTGGGCGCGAACCTCGGCACCGTCGCGCGCAGCGCCGCCGGGCTCGGGACCTTCTTCGCCGTCGCACCCGCGCTCGAGGGCATCACGGGCGACTTCGTCTCCGCCGGCGCCGCCGCCGGCGCGCTCGCCGGGACCATGGTCTCGCCCGGGCTCGGCACGGTGGCAGGCGCCGGGATCGGCATCGTTGCGGGTGCGCTGGGTCTGCTCGGCGAGAAGGCCGACGAGGCCAAGGGCAACGTCGAGGGCCTGGTCGGATCGCTCGGGAAGCTCCGCGGCCAGGAGGCCACGAAGGCCTTCTTCGATGAGCTGGGGTTCTCCGCCGACGACCTTTCGTACGCGATGCGCCAGGCGGGCATGTCCACGACCGAGAGCATCAAGCTGCTCGGCGCGAACACGGAGAACACCATCCCTCGCTCGAAACGACGCGTCGACGAGTTCCGCGACACCTTCAAGCTCCTCGCCACCGAGAGCCCCATGGAAGCCCGCGTCATGCTCGCGGCGCTCCAGGACCTGCAGGCCGCGGGCGGTAAGCCGTTCCTGGCCCCGAACGTTGTCGATCGACTCAAGGCGGACCTCGATCGCGGCACCGACGCCTACCAGCGGCATGCGAAGAACGCGAACGACGCGAAGGCGGGGAACCAGGCGTACACCGACGCCGCGCTCGACGCCGGTGGGGCCACGTCCGAGCTCGCGGACTCCCTCGCCGAGGCCGACACCAAGGCCAAGAATTTCAAGACGAGCATCGACGCGCTGCTCGGCATCGGGCTCGACCTGGAATCCGCGAACCTGCGCTGGCGTGACTCGATCGACGCGATCAACGAGAGCTTGCTGAAGAACGGCGCGACGCTCGACATCAACACCGAGCAGGGTCGCAACAACCGTGAGGCCTTGGCCGGTTCGACGCGGGACGCGATCGCGTACGCGGAAGCGCAGTTCCGCGCCACGGGCGACGTCAACGCGGCGAGCGGCGCGATCAGCGCCCAGATCGGCATCCTCGCCGACAACGCGCGCCAGATGGGATACAACGACGAGCAAGTCCTCATCTACATCGAGGACCTGCTCGGCATTCCGCCCGAGGCTCGCACGCTCATCCACAACACGGCAGACCTCGCGGCGTACGTGGCCGACCAGTTGAAGATCAAGTACGACCAGCTCGACGGGCGCGTCCTCTCCACCAGAGCCGAGTTGGACACGTCGCAGCCGCAGTTCTCTCTCGATCAGCTGATCGCCAAGGCCGCGAACATCGGCATCACTTGGTCGGGCTGGGACATCCCCGGCGCCGCGGCAGCAACCGGCATGGTGGTCCCCGCGCGTCCGGGCGGCACGCTCATCCGCGTCGGTGAGGCTGGCGCGCCAGAGGTGATCCTCCCGACCAATGACGACGACCGCGCGATGGATCTGCTGCGTCAGGCGGGACTCAGTCGCCTGCTCGGCGGCGGGACTGCGCCGGCGGCGATGCCGACGGCATCACCCTCACCCTCGGGTGAGCGCTCGCTCGTCGTGAACTTCAACGGGGCGACCCCCACGCGCCCACGTGACGTCGTCGACGAGGTCGTGTGGGCGATGAAGACCTCCGGCAGGTGACCGCATGGCCGCAGGCGACCTGATCACGACGGACTTCCAGTTCGAGCTCGACGGCGTCCTCCTGGGTACGGGCACGGGCTACCTCCTCCAGGAGGCTGTCGGCCTCGATCTCCCCGAGATTCGCATCTCCGACCAGGTGCGGCCCCGTGACCACGGCCTCATCGGCGGCACGGACTTCCTCGCTGGGCGCGTCGTCGAGCTCAGCTTCATCGTGCGCGGAATCTCGAACACCGACCTCGAGGAGAAGCTCGACGCGCTCGCGTCGATCAGCGGCGTGGGCGCGGCGGAGAGCCCTCTGGTGTTCCGGCTGCCTGGTCGAGCGAAGGAACGCATCAATGTGCGGCCGCGGCGGCGGTACTTCCCGATCAACGTCGCGTACGGCATGCGCACCGCCGATGTGCGCCTGCAGTTCGTCGCGACCGACCCGCGCATCTACGAGAACGAGATCACGTCGGTGCCGCTCTCCCTGCCGGCAACCTCCGGCGGTCTCGGATGGCCCCTCGGATGGCCGCTCGGGTGGGGGTCTGCATCGTCGGGCCTGTTCACCGTCACCAATGGCGGCACGTTCGCAACTCGGCCGACTGTCACGTTCATCGGTCCGCTGACGGCACCGTCGATCGAGAACGTGACGACCGGCTTGAAGTGGGCGTGCACGTTCGATCTGCAGTCCGGCGACACGCTCGTCGTCGACTTCGACGCCCGCACCGTGCTCCTCAACGGCACCGCTTCCCGGTATTCGTTCGTCACCGCAGCATCCGTCTGGTGGGAGCTCGTCGCTGGCGACAACCAGCTGCGCATCGCCGCAAGCGCCGGTTCCGGTAGCGGGCTCGTCGAAGCCCGCGGCGCTCGACTGTGAGGAAGGAGTGACATGGCCGAGCTGAACCCACCGTGGACGTTGCAGAACCTCGCGACCCACAACGCCAACGTCAACCGCGCCTTCCTCGCGCTGCTCGCCGGCGGCGCTGAAGGAGTCCTCGCGACGTCAGGCATCGGGACGATGGCCGTGACCCAACGCGCCGCCGGCGCCAACATGAGCGTCGATGTCGCCGCCGGCATCTGCGTCGTCTTCGGCGACGAGAACAACGTGCAGGGCCTCTACGGCTGCGCCAACGACGCGACCAAGAATGTCGTCATCGCGGCGGCCGACGCAACGAATCCCCGTCGCGACCTCATCGTCGCTCGAGTGCGCGACGCCTTCTACTCGGGTGCGACGAACGCGTGGGCGCTCGAGGTCGTGCAGGGCACGCCGGCCGCGTCGCCGTCGGATCCGGCGATGCCGAACAACGCAATCTGTCTCGCGCGCGTCACGGTGGGCGCGGCGGTGTCATCGATCGTGACGGGCAACATCGCGGACCTGCGTCCCTTCGCTCCGCTCGGGATTCTCCCGGTCAACAGCGCCCGCCGCCCTGGGGTGCTGTACGGCCCGTTGTCGCAGGAGCCGGCGTTCAAGTCGCTGCCGAACCCCGCACAGCTTGCCGTCGACCTCGACACCTGGGCGTTGCGGCAGTACACGACCCCGACAACGGGTTGGCAGTTGCCGTGGGCACTCCCGTGGGGGCGACTCACTCACCAGATCGATACCGGTACCGGCAACATTGCTCTGGGTCCATCCGGGGAGGGCGTCCGCATGACCAGCGCCGCCGTGACCATTCCGGCGAATCGCATCATCCGGGTCACCGGATACGTCCGCCTAGAGGGATCGAACGCCTTCTACACCACGGTACGTATCCGACGTGGGACCACGATCGGCGGCACCCTCATCGGCCGTGAACTCATGGTTGTCCCCGATGGAGGCTTCGGAGCGCAGACCGCGGCATTCTGCGCGGGCATCGACATCGGCGCCAACGGCTCGACGCAGTACGTCTTCACCTCAGACGCTGGTGACGTGAAGAACCCGTCGCACCTGATGGTCGAAGACCTCGGCCCGAACGGCGCGCCTGCGTGACCGTGGCGCCCTATCGCATCCTGTCGGCCGACTGGCTCACGAACACGATCCGCGAAGAGCTCCCCATCCAAGACCTCCGGTGGAGCAAGGTTCTCGATGCGCAAGGTGCGATGTCCGGCTGGATCAATCTCGACCACCGGAAGGCGACCCGCGCGAACCTTGATCCGGGTGCCACGCTCATCTACATCGAACGCGGCGGCGTGCTCGTGTGGGGCGGCATCCTCTGGACCGCACGACCCGACACCGAGGGGCGCAAGCTCCAGCTCGGCGCCGAAGGTTTCTGGTCCTACTTCCGCCGTCGCCGGATCCGCACCACGAAGACCTTCACCGGCATCGACCAGCTCGCCATCGCACGCGACCTCATCCAATACGCGAACGCGCAACCGGGCGCGCTACCGGGCATCACGGTCGGTGCCGAGACCAGCGGCGTACCGCGTGACCGCATCTACTACGCGTACGAACGCAAGTGGCTCGGCGAGGCAATCGAGGAGCTCGCCGCGGTGATCGGCGGATTCGACTTCGACATCGACGTCACATGGGACGCCGCCGGCACGACACCGGTGCGGACGTTCCGGTTGTTCTACCCGCGCAAGGGCACCCGAATTGACGGGCTCGTGTTCAACCACAACGTCGCGGGCGTCGCGCGCTACTCGGCCGACGTCGACGCCACCAAGATCGCCAATCTCGTCGACGCTCTCGGGCAAGGCGACGGTGACGCGATGCTCGTCGCGACGGCCGCCGACCCGGCCCAGTGGGCGCGGTATCCACTCCTCGAGGACGTCATCTCCCACAAGGACGTCAATGTGGCCGACACGTTGCAGGGGCACGCGGCGGCGTCAGTGGAGCGCAGGAAGTTGCCGGTCGAGACCGCGAGCCTGGCGAAGCGTGCGGACATCTGGCCGGACTTGGGGTCGTTCGACGTCGGCGACGAAGGACGTTTGGTTGTCGAGGACGGGTGGGTGTCGGTGAATGGCTTCCAGCGAATCCAGGCGATCGAGGTCACCGTCAGTGACGAGGGTGACGAGCAGCTGGTGCCGACGTTCGTGTCGGCGGACGCGAGTGTCGACTGATGGGCGAGTACATCGGCTCCGACGACCTCGGTTCCATGCTCCGCGACATCGTGCGTCGTCTCGGCATCCTCGAATCGACGTCGCGGCTGTCGCGGTCTTCGATCCGTGATGGGTTCCTCGAGCTTCAGGACGAGGATGGCAACGTGCTCGCGGTGCTCGACAAGGATGGCATCACCGAGCTCGACGACGACGGACACGTGGTGATCCGTCAAGGCCGCCTCCCCAACGACGGCACCCGCCCTGCCGACACGTACGGCATCGCGATCTTCGACGGGACCGGAACGCGTCGCTTCGAGATCGGCACTGAAGGCCTCATCATGCCGAGGCTCACGTTCGCCTTGACCGATCCGGCCGCCTACAAGGTCGTCTCGAGCGGATCGTTCGTTGACTGCTGGATCAATTACACGGCCACGTTCGACTCGCGTGGCGTTGAGGTCGTCGTCCCGTGGGCGACTGATCCTGGCACCACGGGCGAACTCCAGATCGCGTCCAACGTGCCGACGACCACGGATCCACAGGTGCTCCCAGCGGGATCATCGGGAGTCTTCTTCGCCCGTTGGCTGCACGGCGGGTTCCTCAGCAGCGGCCCCATGGACCTCCGCACGCGAGCGCGCAAAACCGGCGGCGGCGGCAACGTCTACGTGTTTCCGTCACCGGGCTACTGGCAGAACCCGATCGTGTGCGCAGCGAACGGCGGCTGGACGGTCTAGCTGTTCTCACCGTCGACGATGGGACGCGTCTCGATCGTCGGGCGCTCCGGCGGCTCGTGTGTGCCGCCCTGCTCCGGCGTGCGGAACTCGGGCAGCACGTACCCGTCGGGATAGATCGGCCCGTAAGGGCCCGGCACCGTCTGCACCGTCTCGTCGGGTGATGCGGGCGCTGGCGGCGGCGTCGGCAGCGGGTCGCCGGGCTTGTAGTCCTCGAACCCGGGAGCGAGCGCCAACGTGCTACTCGTCGGCGCGTCGGTGCTGTCGGTCACGGTGACCTCCGTCGTCGTGGGACCCGGCTCGGGGTCCGAGCTCGTGGCGTCCTCGATGGCCATCACTGCGACCGCGCCGCCGGCGAGACCGACACCGACGATCAAGCTCCCGGCGAGTAGCCGCCCTGCTCGTGAGTTCGTGAGTTGCATCGCTCCAGTGTGCCACCCCGCCGCGGCCATTGCATGCAGATCGCGATGCCGGCGGCATCACCCCTACTGCCCGAAGGGAGCAACACCCATGGACATCCTCAAGGTGGGCGCGGCCGCGCTCGTCCTCGTGAACGCGCTCGTCGCGATGGTCATCGGCCTCGGCGGCATCGCCCTCACCGTCGCAGAGTCGGGCGCGATCTACCTCGTCGCGTCGACGAGCGTGGGCCTGGTCGTCGCCGTCGTTGCGCACGTACGACCCGAGACCGCGAAGGAACCCGTCGCGTTGGGCGCCGCGCTCCTCGCGGAACTACAAGCCATCCTCGGTCTCCTCGTCGTGTTCACCGTGTTCGGTCTCACCAAGGGCGACGCTGCGTTGATCGACGGGGTGATCATCACCGGCGCCGCGCTGGTCGGTGTGGTGTTCGTGCGTCGCAAGGTCACGCCGGTCTGATGCGGGGTCGTCGCGTCGCGACCTTCGACGACATCGAGCGGCCGGGTGACTACTACGGGCCGATCGACGAGATCGACGCGTCAGGTGCCGTCGTCGGTCGCGCCGTCTGGTTCCTCCTCCCCGTCGCGGATCCCGACGATCCGATGCGACGCGACGCCTCGTCGCGCGCAGCGTGGCTCGCGACGCGCAGGAACGGCCTCCACCGGGTGAGCGACCGCATCTGGGACTTCCGCGAGTGCCCGGATGGGTCGATCGAGATCCGTGAGTCCATCGCGTGCGGGCGGCGTGATCCCGAGGGCGAGTACTGGCACGGCTACCTCGACGAGGGCCACGAGTGGAGGACCTGCTGATGCGTCTCGATGGCTGGGTGCAGGGCGACGAGTCGCACGGACCGCCCATGTCCGGCGCCGTGCTGTCGCGGCTGCTGTTCCACACGATGGAGGGCTGGTTCGAGGGCAGCAAGTCGATCCTCACGCGCAACGGAAACCACCCGCACCTCTGCTACGCGCCCGATGGCCGCAAGAAGTACCAGGGTGTCGACACCGACTTCATGTCGAAGGCGATCGGCGACGCTCCTGGTGGCATCGAGACCCGCGACGGCTGCATCCAGGTCGAGCTCGAAGGCTTCGCCGCCGAGACACCGGACTGGCCCGACGAGTGGCTCCGCAACATCGCGGAGGACGTCGTGCTCCCGCTCTACCGCGCCGGGCTGTGTGGCCTGTACGTGCCGCGGTCCGGGTTCGTCGGCCCGGAGTCGGGTGCGATCTCCCTCGAGGCGGCCGCGCAGCGCCTCGGCTACGCGTGGGACCCGTTCACGTACGACGACTGGTACTCGTTCGGCGGCATCTGCGGTCACCAGCACGCGCCCGAGAACGGCGACCGCTGGGACCCCGGCCGACTGAACGTCCCGCGCATCATCGAACACGTCCGCTCACTCGACGGCGGGGCATCCATCCCCGGCGCGCTCCCCCTGGAGGACGACGACATGCCCTACATCGCGCACGGCTTCAGGTTCGGCCTCATCGGCGAAGTGTCCGTACTCGGAGACGGCGGCCGCATCCTGCGTGACTTCGGCACCGCCAACCCGTACCCCGATGGCGTGAGCGAAGCGGCCGGCATCTGGTCGTCCGCCTTCGGCCCCGTCAAGAAGATCAAGCTCGACGGCCCCGAGATGTGGAACCTGTTCTTCCCGCCCGACAAGGTCGACTCGGGCGCGATCGTCGCGGCCATCGCCGCCAAGCTGCCCGACGCCATCGACGAGAACGCCATCGCCGCCGCGATCATCGAAGGCCGCGAGCTCACCGACTTCGACGCGAGCATCACGCCCGAACAGGTCCGCGACGCCGTCACCGAAGGTGTCCGCGACGCGTTCGCCCGCGCCGGCGAGAAGTAGTTCACGTGCGCGACGCTCTGATCGGGGTCGCCACGTTGCTCGGCGCCGTCGTCACCATCTGCGTCGCGCTCGGCACGTTGTCCCGACTCCGACCGATCCGGTGGCTGTGGCGGACGCTCGTGGGCAACCCGCTCGCGCGCTGGTTCCGCGCCGAGGTGCGCGAGGTCGTCATCGAGGAGCTCGCCCCCGTGAAGCGGCAACTCGATGCCGTCGATCACGCCGTCAATCGCGTGTCACCTGGTGAGCCCCGTCTGATCGAGATGGTCCGCGAACACCGGGTGCAGCTCGCCCGCGGCGAAGAGCACTTCGAGCACCTCGATCGCGGGCAACAGGAGCTCCGCACGGGCCAGGCCGAAACCACGCGGGCGGTCGCGCAGCTCACGGCGGCGATCGTTGAGCGTCAGCGCCACGACGACGAGCAAGGGAGCTGACCGTGAAGCCCGCACGCCGAGACCTCACCTGCACCCAAGGCGACGACTTCTCCCACACATTCGAGTTCCGAGAGGGCGGGGAACCCACCGACATCGCCGACTGGACCTTCCAGGCGCAGGTTCGGTTCGATGCCGGCGACCCGATCGTCGCCACGTTCACGTTCGACGACGTCGACGCCGCAGACGGCCGCACCCACATGGAGCTCGCCAAGGCGATCACCGCGGTGATGACGACAGAGCGCCCCTACTGGTACGACATCGAACGCACCGTCGACGGCAAGACGCGCACGATCATCGAGGGCACGTTCACGGTCACCTCGCAGATCACCGTGGCCGACTGATGTCGGAGGCCTTCACGGTCGTCGATCTCGTCGACGAGGAGATCACCGTCGTCGAGATCACCGACGAAGACGTGACGATCGTCGAGACCATCGAGGCCGAGACGACCGTCGTCGAGTCCGGCGCGCGTGGCGACCGTGGCCCGCGTGGTGTGCCGGGCCCGCCAGGCGACACGTACGCGCACACGCAGGACGTCCCGGCTGCGGTGTGGGAGATCACCCACGACCTCGGCTACCAGCCGGCCGTGACCGTCGTCGACTCATCGAACCGCGAGGTGATCGGCGACGTCGAGTACCTGGACGTCGACCACCTGCGCGTCACGTTCTCCGCCGCGTTCGGCGGCCAAGCCTTCCTCTCCTAGGAGCTCGCTGTGGCGAAGAACTTCCTGGTCCCGATCGACCTCAACCTCCTCGAGCTCCGCAACGTCCGCGGCCACTTCCTCGCGTCCGACCCGGTCAGCCCGGTCGAGGGCCAGTACTGGTACAACTCGACCGACCACGTGCTGCGCTACTTCGACGGCACCGACACCATCGACATCGCCGGCGGCAGTCTCGACGTCGAGGCGGTGCGTGACGCGATCGGTGTCGCGTTGGTCGAGGGTGACAACATCGAGATCGTCGTCGACGACGGCGGCGACACGATCACGATCTCCGTCGTCGGTCTCGGCGCGAGCGACATCGCCGGATTCGACGCGCAGGTCCACACGTCGCGCCTCGACGAGATGGCCGCGCCGTCGGCCGACGTCAGCCTCAACTCCCACAAGCTGACCAACGTCACCGACCCGGTGAGTGCGCAGGACGCGGCGACCAAGGCGTACGTCGATGGCCTCGCGCGCGGGGTCGACTGGAAGGCCAGCGTTCGCGTCGCCACCACGGGCGCTGGCACCCTGGCCACGAGCTTCGAGAACGGCGACACCATCGACGGTGTCGTCCTCGCCACCGGTGACCGCATCCTCATCAAGGACCAGGCGTCCGGCGCAGAGAACGGCATCTACGTCGTCGCCGCCTCCGGCGCCCCCGCCCGTGCAGTCGACGCAGACGCGAGCGCCGAAGTCACCGGCGGCCTCGCCGTGTGGGTGAGTGAGGGCACCGCGAACGCCGACAGCGGCTGGGTCCTCACCGCCAACGACGCCATCACCCTCGGTTCCACGGCGCTCACGTTCGTGCAGTTCACCGGCCTCGGCCAGGTCGCCGCCGGCGCCGGGCTCACCAAGACCGGCAACACGCTCGACGTCGTCGCCGGCTCCGGCATCATCGCCAACGCGAACGACGTCGCGATCGACACCGCCGTCGTGGTGCGCAAGTTCGCGGCGTCGGTCGGGAACGGCTCGGCGACGTCGTTCAACGTGGACCACAACCTCGGCACCCTCGACGTGATCGTCGCCGTGTACCGCAACTCCGACGGCGTCGAAGTCGAAGCCGACGTCACCCGCTCCACGACGAACCGTGTTGTCGTCGCGTTCGCGGTCGCGCCGAGCTCGAACCAGTACCGCGTCGTGGTGCACGGATGACCCGACCGTTCCTCACGCCCCCCGACCTGGGTGGCCTCAAGATCGGCAACCTGGGCGACCCAACCGGTGCGCAGGATGCCGCCACGAAGGCGTACATCGACGGGCTCCTGCCCATCGCTGGCGCGTGGACGGCGTTCACGCCGACGCTCTCGGACGGGTGGGCGCTCGGCAACTCGACCTACACGGCCGTGTACACGCGGATCGTGCGACTCATCACGTTCACCATCGCCATCACGCTCGGCACCACCGCGACGAAGGGCAACGGTCTGCGCATCGCGTATCCCGTCACCGCTCGCGACACCGACGCCGCAGCGATGGGCATCCAGGCCCGGTTCGTTGATGTCGGCACCGGCGTGTTCCTCGGCGGCGGTATTGGTGCGTCAACAACCGCGGTCGACCTGCGTCCCATCGCCACGAACAGCACCACGGCGTCCTTCACCGCGGGCGTCACCGCGACGTCGCCGTTCCCCTGGGCCACCGGCGACGGCATCTTCGTCTTCGGCGCCTACGAAGCGGCGTCGTGATGTCTCGGACGCCGTGATGGCCACCGAGGTTCCGCCACCACGGTGCCCGACACCCGGGTGCGGTCACCCGTTACGTCGGCACTGCTCGGGTCGTACGTGTACCTGGTGGGCGTGCGCGATCTGCAAGGCGTTCGGTGTCCCCGGGCGCCGCTGGACCGGGAAGCTCGCGCGCACGACCTGATGCCACCGGCATCACCACGATCGACCTTGGCGCCCCTCTCCTTCGGGAGAGGGGCGTTTCGGCGCGTCCGGCGTCACGCGTTGACGGGATCCCGGTGGTTCAGGTCGAACGGAAGATGGAGTCCCCACCGAAAAAATGTTGAAGATGTCGCCGAAAACTGTTGACATCATCGCCACTTGTGGTAATCTATTGATGTCGGCAACGGAAAGGGATACGATGGCCGGGCAGAAGGAAGTCAACCAACTCATCGCCGAGGCACCCCGCCAAGGCTGGACGGTCGTTCCGATCAAGAACGGCTACATGCTCCGCTCCCCCGACGGTGAAACCGCCGTCACGGTGCACCGGAGCACCAGCGACGTCAAGGCGTGGCGCAACGCTCTCGCCAAGATGCGCCGGGGCGGCTTCGTCTGGCCACCCCCCAAGCGGAAGTAGGAGGACACCATGATCGACGACACCGACCACGGCTGGGCCGCCACCATCGAAGTGGCGAGCCCCAGCCCTGCCGCACCCACTGACTTCGACGACCTCCTCGTCAACCTCCTGGAGGAGCTCGTCGAACACGCCGGCGCCGTCAGCTGCGCGACCGCGCGCGACCGCTACGGCGCCACCTTCAGCGTCGACGTCGACGAAGCCGACCCGGCCACAGCCTTCATCGAGGCCCGCGCGATCTTCACCGCGGCCTCCGGGCGCGCCGGGCTCCCCGCGTGGCCGATCGTCCGGCTCGAGCTGCTCACCGTCGCGGAACAGGAAGCCGAGCTCGCCCGTCCGGTGATCCCCGAGCTCGTCGGCGTCGCCGAGGTGGCCGACATCATCGGCGTCTCCCGCCAGCGGGCGTCCAAGCTCGCCCAGCAGCGGAACTTCCCTGACCCGATCGCCCGACTCGCGTCGGGTCCGGTGTGGACCCGGCCGTCCCTGAACCACTTCCTCGACGAGTGGACCCGCAAGCCTGGCCGGCCCGCGCTGCCGCTCGATGCAGACGAAGCAGCGGAGATCAACGAACGGACCGCGCGCCTCGCCATGCTCAGGGGGCTCGGCGCCGGAGCCACGCACGAAGAGCGCATGGAACGTCGGGCGCACGAGGAGTTCCTCGCCCGCGCCATCCCGGCGCAGACCGACCCGGTGTCATCGCGCTGACGGGCATGGGTTTGGCATGGGCGCGCACGTCGACACCAAGGATCGTCGTCCGCACTGACCGCACGACCGCCTCGAATCGGGTGGCGAATGCGGACAGTGCGGACGGTTCGGAGCCGTCGCGCGACTTCTAATCCGACGGTCGGAGGTTCGAATCCTCCCGGGCGCGCAGACCACGCAAGGCGTACGGAACCCGGCACGGAGGACACGGCGCGCTCCCGGTACCATGCAGGTTCGCCGGAGTGCCAGGTGAAGGCGCCGGAGCGTGGTGATCGTAGCTCAGTTGGTGAGAGCGCCGGGTTGTGGTCCCGGAGGTCGGGGGTTCGAAT